TTATATAGATATTTTGAGTTTTGTACAATCTTTGGTCTCCTTGTATGAGGCATGCAAAGTTGACTCCTATGCAGTTACAGAATCCTGCTCAAACGGCTCATCGCGAACCAACAGGGTCGTTCCCGAAGTCTATACAGCCGCTGATTTAATGGGAATTTATGGGGTAGAATATTTTATGCAATTTTATGCTTATTTGCGCTTATTCGAAGAGCGCCCAGAGCTTTCTGATATCGAAATGAAACATATCGTAGAACAAGTAATAGAGGTGAGTAGAATTGAGGGGACCCCTACGGCTCTTACAAGATATCTTGAAAGTATTATAAATGAAGAGGTTGACAAGATGGGATCTTTCGATTATATTAAGAAGAGCAGCGACATTCGCAAAGAGCAGGAAATTTATATGAACGACCACGATGTAAGGCCTGAGAATTATCGTTATGCCTCCATAGCCCGTAAAGAATTGCTATTTCAACAAGGAAAGAACATGGATGAAGATTTAAATTTATTAGCCGACGATATCCTCCCCCCAGATAACCCTTGGGATGATGGCGCTTAGATGTATTTTCAATCGATTGATGACAAATCCGAATGCATCGGAATATATGTGGATGGTAAATTGTATTTTGATAATTTTCCTGATAATTTAACACGTACATGGAGGTATACTGGGTCTATTGAAGATGAAGAGGTGCAGTATGCGTGGCTTTATACCGCCGGCGGCACTTTAGCTGAGTGTTGTCCTAACGGGTATGTCGAAGACCTGCATGCTACTCAACAAAAGCTGCGAGCCTACATTAAAACATTTAAAATTGCAAAGGTAAATCTAAATGATCATTGTATATTTGATTTGGTGCCTCATGATTTTTTAAGCCGCTTCTGTGATGTAAAGAATCGCATCACTCAACATGTTTTTGAGAACTACGAGAAGCCAGCAAACTATCAGCACCTGTGTGACACGGAAAAGCTTCTATACAAAATAAGGTACAACAAGCTCAACTTGAACACTGAAGATTGTCGGCATTTGATGTTGTCGAGCCTCGACCGAACCAAAGCCCAAGAACTTGTAAAAGGTTACAGCTATATTGACTATAACCTATTCGGAACAGCCACAGGGCGCCTCACAACGCGTCCTGGCTCGTTTCCCATACTAACTGTCAAGAAGGAGTTTAGAAAGCTCCTAAAGCCAAATAACGAGCTTTTTGTCGCATTGGATTATAATGGCGCTGAAATTCGCACGTTCCTGGATTTGTGCGGATATAAACAACCACCTCACGACATTCATGATTGGAATGTGCGAAATGTATATGCAAATTCTTTATCGCGCGATGAAGCCAAGATCGAATTTTTTGCATGGCTCTATAATGGAGATGAGAAAGAGCCTTTAAGCGAGGTTTATGATAAAGGGCGCCTGCTCGAAGAGTGGTATGATGGTGAATATGTAATTAATCCTTATAAGCGTAAGATGGAGATCGATGACCGTCGAGCACTAAATTATCTAATTCAAAGCACTACAGCAGACCGCGTGTTTGCCAAGGCGGTGGAGATCGATAAGATGCTGGAGGGAAGAAAATCTTTTATTTCCCACTTGCTTCATGATGAAATTGTGATAGACTTTCATAATGATGATCGGCCTTTAATTAAAGATATTCAAAATGTCTTCGAGGGAGACGATGAATACGTCAGTACAATCAAGGCCGGCAAAAACTATTTTGAGTTAAACGAGTTAAAAATATGATTTCGGTGGTTGGGCTAGGAAACGCCGCATCTAAAATAGCAGAGAAATTTAAGTCGATTGATAACTATAAGGTTTATCAACTGAATAGCGCCGTCGAGCGCTCTTCTAAGTATAAATTTAAATTGAAGAAGTATGACGATGCTGAAGAGTACGAAAAGAATATTCCGAACTTGTCTAAATTTTTTAATGACATAAAGGGTCGGGTGCAGTTTTTTGTAGTTGGCTCATCGATGAGTTCGAATTATACGCTAGGCATCTTAGAGCAACTTAAACATGCCGACATTGAACTTTTTTATATTAAGCCTGACGGCGAGCTATTGACGGGTGTACCTAAGCTCGTTGATAAGGTGGTGTTTAGTGTGGTGCAGGAATATGCGCGCTCTGGTCTGTTGAAATCGGTTACTTTAATGAGTAATGAATTGCTTGAGGACCATTTAGGTGAGGTTCCGATTAAGAAATATTACGATACTCTCAATCATTCGATTTTTTCTGCTGTCCATTATCTTAATTTTTTTGAACACAACGAGCCGGAGATCGGGATGATCTCGCGCCCTCTTGATATATGTCGTATTCGAAGCATAGGAATGCTTAATATGAAAAATCTTGAAGAAAAATGGCTTTTTCCACTTGACATGGATCGAGACATCTGTTATTATATGTGTATAAACAAGGAAAAGTTAGAAAAGGATGGCTTTCTTCACAAGAGGCTTGTTAATATTCTCAAGCAAAAACCAAGAAATGCTTTCCGAAAAATTTCATATGCGATTTATGAAACTGAATATAATGATTTTGGGTTCTGCGTTGCCCTTACTAACGTAGTACAACAATACGCTTGACAAGCTACGTCGAGTGTGCCACAATAAGATATCAAGGAACGCTTGGTATACTATAGTCAACAAGGAGACAAAAAAACATGGCAATTGATATGGAACTGATGCGACGAAAACTTGCATCCCTTCGAGGAGAAGGAAACGGAGATAACACTCCATCTGTCTGGTTTAAGCCGGACGAGGGCGATACGGACATTCGTATTATCCCAACCAATGACGGGGACCCCCTTAAGGAGATGCACTTCCACTATAATGTGGGCGAGCATCGCGGTGGCGTTCTTTGTCCGAAGCGAAACTTCGGCGAAGCATGTCCAATCTGCGAGTTTGCTTCTGCGTTATGGCGCGAAGGCACCACCAACAATGACGAGGAAAGCAAAACGCTTGCTAAGTCACTTTTTGTACGCCAACGTTATTTCTCGCCCGTGGTCGTTCGCGGTCGTGAAGACGAAGGTGTCAAGGTCTATGGATATGGAAAGAAGGCATATGAACTTCTTTTGGGCTATATCCTCGATCCAGAATACGGTGATATTACCGATGCTCATGAAGGCACCGATATCACTCTAACTTACACCAAGCCCAACAAGCCTGGTGCATACCCCCAAACGAGCCTAAAGATGCGCCGCAACACATCCCCCCTGCTCGCCGACGCGGAATCTATCCCTGCCCTCCTAGACCGCGTACCTGAGTTCGACACTTTGTTCGAACGCTTGACCAGCGATCAAGTCGGTGCTATTCTGGACGAACAACTCTCTGGCGATGGTTCTGCTGAGAGTCGTTCGAAAGAGACAACAAAGTACTCCGCCCAGACGACGAACGATGTAGATAAGGCGTTCGAGGAACTGATGTCCTAGAGTAACTAGGCTCGTGGACCACCGATGGCAGACCGGGTTAAAATAGTCTGCCACATTTTTATATATTGGAGGGCAATATGGGTGCTGAAGCACTTTCTAACAGAACTAATTGGCAAATGGGAGCCAGAATCTCAGGAGATGCAGGAGAACGCACGTTCGCTGCTCAAGTTGCGCCGTATTTAGGTGCTCAATATGTGGTCCAACACCGACCACCGAAACTCAAGATCTATAGCGAAGAGAAGGGGATCAAGTTAGACACTAGGATCACTAATACCGTCACCGGATTGAGTTTGTACATCGAAAACAAAGAAGGCAATAATGGAGGGAACGCTCATGAGCGAGTGTATAAATTTTTGTCACCGGCGCTTAAGCGAGTTGTTCGAGAAACATTCAATACGGTAGAGAACCCCTTTTTCTTGGTTTTCTCAGGTCGCACTTTTCAGGGACAAAAATATAAAGACGAAATAAATCTCTTGTGCGAAGGAGAAAACTATGCTATCATGACTTCAGATTACGAGAATATTCAAGAAGTCGCTAATCAAATTATGGAGATTGTATGAAACCGTTATTTATGTGGGCAGGGGGCAAAACTCGTTTAATTAAAAAGTATAAAGAGAAAGAGGTTATGCCCACTTCTTTTGATACATATGTGGAGCCTTTTGTGGGTGCTGGCGCCATGTTTATTTGGGCATACGAGCAAAATCCAACCGCTCGTTTTATCTTGAACGACTACAA